GCGTAGAGCCCAAGACCCCCATTGTCCTGGGGTTCGATGGTTCCGACGTTGACGACTGGACCGGCTTTCGCGCTGAGACCCTTGACGGGTTCCAGTTCACGCCGACGTTCGGGCCCAACCGCCTGCCGACCATTTGGAATCCCGCCGATTACGGGGGACAGGTTCCCAGGTTGGAAGTCTCAGCGGCACTCGACGAGATCATGACCCGCTATGACGTCAAGCTTCTCTACGCTGACCCGCCTTACTGGGAGTCAGAGGTAGATACCTGGGTTGACAAGTACGGCGATCGAGTCGTCATTAGCTGGTACACGCGCCGCGTGGTCCAGATGCACGCTGCTGCGGAACGTCTGAAGACGGACATCAGTAAGTCTGACACCACGTTCAGTCACGACGGATGCCCGATCACGTCCGGCCACATTCGCAATGCCCGCGCAGCCGCTCGACCCCAGGGCCGCTACGTGCTGGCCAAGGCAGCGCAAGACCAAAAGATCGATATTGCCGTTACTTCGATCCTCGCACATGAAGCCGCTATGGATGCTGTCGCCGCTGGTATGGCTGCACCTAAGCGCAAGTCCTACTACTACGGAGCCTAGCCGCAATGGTGGGGGTTCGTGGTGGTCTACCACCCCCGCCAAGGAAGGGCCGCAATGGCTACCGAAGCTGAGGCCCTGCGCCTTATCGGACTACTGGAAGACGAGCTACGATCCCGCCGATTCGAGATTGACCGCAACGAGCAGTACTACCGGGGCAAGCAGCCGCTACGGTTCGCCTCTGACGAGTTCAAGAAGTACCACGGGAAGCGCTACCAGGGGTTCGCTGACAACTGGGTACAGGTGGTCTCTGACGCCCCCGTAGAGCGGCTCACAGTCAATGGCATTCAGCCCGCTGGCATGCCCGAGGCTGACCGCGAATCTTGGCGTGTCTGGCAGATGAACGGCCTAGACGCTGACTCTCAGCTTGGCTTCCTGGGTGCCATCAACAGCGGACGTTCCTTCGTGCTGGTCTGGGGCAACCCTGATGACCCGGAGACCCCAGAGGTAACCTTCGAGGACGCCTCACAGTGCATTGTGGCGTACGAGCCTGGCTCTCGCCGGAAGCGTCTTGCAGGTCTGAAGCGCTGGGAAGATGGCGCCGATGACTACGCCACGCTCTATCTCGCTGATGAGGTCTGGAAGTTCAAGCGTGCCCGTGTGGGTGCCGCCCAGAAGTCGACCGGCGTACAGGACGTTGACGACGAGCTGAAGAAGTGGGACCTACGGGAAACGGGCGACGAGCCCAACCCGCAGCCCAACCCGCTGGGCGTTGTACCGCTGGTCGAGCTTCCCAACCGGCCTACCCTGGTGGGCGATCCGATCAGCGACATTACCGGCGTGGTTGCCATGCAGGACGCCGTAAACCTCCTGTGGGCGCAGCTCTTCACGACCAGTGATTACGCCTCGTTCCCGACGCGCATTGTCCTTGGCGCTGAACGCCCCGTTGTTCCGGTGCTAGACGAGACCGGCGCCATTGTGGGTGAACGCCCCGTGGACATGGAGAAGTTCGCCGTAGACCGGGTGCAGTTCTTCACCGGTGACAACGTGCGAACCGAGGAATGGTCAGCGGCCAACCTGGGCGCCTACTCGGACATCATCGAAACCGCAGTGAGCCACATTGCAGCGCAGACCCGTACGCCGCAGCATTACCTAGTTGGCAAGATGACCAACATCTCTGGTGATGCCCTGCTAGGCGCTGAAACCGGCCTGGTCAAGCGGACCGAGGAAAAGCAGCTGTGGTTTGGTCAGGCGCTCCGCGAGGTGTTCCGACTGGTCGCGCTCGCACAGGGTGACGACGCTAAGGCGCTGGCCATCGCCGGTGGCCGTGTGATGTGGGCAGAGGCTGAGTCCCGCTCGCAGTCACAGCTAACTGACTCGCTGCTGAAGCTCAAGCAGATTGGGTTCCCGTTCGAGTTCCTCGCGCTGCGGTACGGGCTCACGCCGACTGAGGTTGTGGACCTGCTCAACATGCGTGAGAAGGAACTGATGGCCGATCCCATGGGCGCCTTCACGCAGCTCATGACACAGGACCCGGCACAGGGAGACAACACCAATGGCGAGCAGCCGCAGGGCGCAGAGACACCAGCGGGAGCGTGAAGCACTAGCAGACGGTACAGCGCGGGCAGTGCTCGCAGAGTGGGCAAAGGTCCGGCCTGAAGACGTGGCCCGGGATTGGGGCAGGTTGCTCCCCCGGGTCACGGCCATGGTGCAGGCAGGGCAGTTGCACGCCGCTGAAGGAACGCACACCTTCATGCGTGAGCTGCTCGGGCGCGAAGCGCAGGGCCCTGAGATCGACCCCGAGCAGTTCGCCCGGCAGACGCCCGATGGGCGCGACGCTATGGGCCTGCTCGCTCGCGCTGCACCTACCGCCATCCGAGCCCAGCGTCAAGGATTCAGCCCGCGTGCCGCAATGGCCCGTGCTGGCGCCTTCCTTGACATGGTGGTCCGGACGGTGGTTGCAGACACAGGCAGGCAGGCGGACCAAGCCGCAATGGTCGCGAACAAGGGCGTCACGTCCTACATTCGCGTGGTCGAGCTTCCCGCCTGCTCGCGTTGCATCATCCTCGCTGGCCGTGAGTACGGCGTATCCAATGGCTTCCTACGCCATCCGCGCTGTGACTGCACGATGGAGCCGGTTACCCGCAAGCACACCCCCACACCGCTTGACGCCAAAGACCTGTTCGACAGCATGACTCCCGCCCAGCGACGCAAGGTCTTTGGGGAAGCGGGGGCCAAGGCCATTGATGATGGCGCCAACATTTCCAGCGTGGTCAACGCTCGCAAGAGCATGGACAAGGTTGAGATGTTCGGCAAGACCGTTCAGGTAACCCACGTAGGTACGGGCTCGCGCAAGATCAAGCGTCCGCCCCGCCTCATGCCTGAAGAGATCTACCGCCTAGCAGGCGATGACAGAGACCACGCAATCCGGCTTCTGTACAAGAACGGCTATCTCCGCTGACGCAACGTCCGGAGCACCTACGAACTTTCGTACGCGCGCAACGCGCAGATATGGAGTCCCGCATGCCTGAAAACGAGAGCACCACCACTGATGAGCAGCCGATCACTGACGACGCTTCCGCAGCGACTGACGCTGAGGGTACGGAAGTTGGCGATGGTGACGCTAACCCGGATGGTGCCGACCAGCTAGGCGACGCTGGTAAGAAGGCGCTGGACTCCATGAAGGGCAAGTGGCGCGAGGAGCGTGACAAGCGTCGCGACCTTGAAGCCCGCCTGTCTGCGCTGGAAAGCGCCCCCAAGGGAGAGAACGCAGACGAGCCTACGGCGGACCAGATCCGTGCGCAGGCTGCGCGAGAGGCCACTGAAAAGGCCAACGCGCGAATCCTTCGATCCGAAGTCAAGGCGGCTGCCGCTGGCAAGTTCGCCGATCCTTCCGACGTGGCGCTGTATCTAGACCTCACCAAGTTCGAGGTTGACGAGAACGGCGACGTGGATACGGACGAGATCAACGACGCGATTGAAGATCTACTCACCAGGAAGCCACACCTAGCCGCAACGGCACGGCCACGCTTCCAGGGTTCCGGCGACGGTGGAGCAGCGCGCAAGGCGACTGGCCCAACTCAGCTGACCCGTGAGCAGCTTGAAGGCATGACCCCCGAGGCGATCGTAAAGGCGAAGCGCGAGGGTCGGCTAACGAACCTTCTCACTGGCAAGTAAGACCAGTTACCTACCCGCTGGCGTAAACCGCGCTGGCTCGCTCATCACAGAAATGGAGTGCCCTAGTGGCCGTTACCTCTTTCATCCCCGAGATCTGGAACGCTCAGCTTCTCACTGACTTTCGTGAGCAGGCCATTGCGGCTGCTCTGACCAACCGTGAGTACGAGGGCAACGCCTCGGCCGGTAACGTCGTGAAGATCAACAGCGCGACTGCTGTTGCGATCAAGAACTACGCGACCAGCCGCACGACTTCGGCTGACGCTGTCGAGACTGCCTCTCAGGATCTCCTCATCGACCAGGAGAAGTCTTTTGACTTCTACGTGGACGACATCGACAAGGCGCAGGCTGCGGGCTCCATGGACGCCTTCACCCGTTCCGCTGGCGAGGGTCTCGCTGAGGACGCTGACAAGTTCATCCTGTCGACGGCCGTCACTGGTGCTGGCTCGTCCACCCCGGCCGGTACTGCGCTGACCGATGGTGACTCGGCGTTCGACGTCATCCGCGACCTGCGCAAGGCCCTGAACAAGGCCAAGGTTCCGGGTGGTAACCGTGTCCTGATCGTCAACGCTGAGTTCGAGGCCGTCCTACTCGACGCGTCCAGCAAGCTCACTGCGGTTGACAAGAGCGGTTCGCCCGCTGGTCTGCGTGAGGCTTCCCTCGGTCGCCTGCTCGGTTTCGACATCTACACCAGCGAGAACCTGCCGAACGTCGCCAAGGCTCAGGCTCTGGCGTTCTACCGTCCGGCCGTTGCCTACGTCTCGCAGGTCGAGAAGACCGAGGCGATGCGCGCCACGGACAAGTTCGCTGACCGTCTGCGTGGTCTCCACGTCTACGGCGCCAAGGTCGTTCGCGCGGCCGGTGTCGCTGCTTGGACGTCTGCGTAATCGTCGCTGCTGTGGGGCTGCCTGGTGCTTGTGCGCTGGGCGGCCCCTTGGCCCAACTGAACATTGGAGGTTGACCCTTGGCGCTCGTCATTGGTCCCAACGGGGTTCCCACTGAGGTGCCGGACGACATGGCGGATTGCCTTGTTGGTAACGGCAAGCGTGGCTACTCGCACGCCCCCGAGCCTGAGCCCGAGCCGAAGCGCACCACGCGCCGCACGGCTACCAAGTAAGAGAGGTGGCCACGATGGCACTCGCACCGCTGGCCACCATCGCTGACCTAGAAGCCCGGGGCGTCACTGTCTCACCCGCTGAGGTTGACGCAGTGACCATCTACCTTGACGTGGCTTCCACGCTCGTCCGGGATGCCGCTGGTTCCCCGATCAGCGAGACCACGTCCACTGTCACCCTGGAAGGTAGGGGCTCCCGCCTACGCCTACCGGGAGGGCCCGTCACGGCCGTCTCTGCGGTTTCCGTGGATGGGGTGGCAGTCTCGGACTACAAGCTACTCTCAGGCGCTCTCACGCGATCCTGTGGCTTCGACGATGGCACTGAGGTTGAGGTCACGTACACGCACGGCCTACCCGCTGTGCCGTCTGACATTGTCGACCTGGTCTGTCGTCTGGCCGGACAAGAGCTAGTTGCCCTGCGCTCCGGTGAGACCGCCTCGCGTGCCATCAGCGCTGAACGCATAGGTGACTACTCCGTGACCTACGCCGACACGGAAACCGGCACGATGGTTCTGTCTGGCTTCCAGCGCAACAGGCTGGCCGCTCGCTTCGGCAGTGGCGCCGGTGTGGTGGTGCGCAGCCTATGAGCCGCATTGCCCGACTACTGAACGTCAGTCTGACCGTTCACCGCGCGGTGCGCACGGCTGATGGCATGGGCGGTTACACGTCGGTCCTGTCTGCGCTGGGCAGTGTTCGCGCCCGAGTGAGCCAGCCTTCCGCCACTGAGCGGGTTGTAGCTGCGCAGAATGGCGCCGACCTGTCCCATGTCGTCTACCTGCTCCCTACGGCGGATGTGCTCCGGGGCGATGAACTGCACCGTGGTACCGACGTGTTCGAGGTACTGGCCACCTTCCAGCCCAGCGAGCCGAACACCTACCTACGCGCTGACTGCAAGCTACGTCAGGCGGGTGTCTGATGGCTGCCACTGTCCGGGGGTTCAAGCAGGCGCTAGCGCGACTACGGCTCTTGCCTCGCAGAGTCAACGACGCCCGTAATGAGGCGCTCGAAAAGTGGGCGCAGGACATCGAGAAAACGGCCAAGGATCTTGCGCCTGTTCGCTCGGGTGCGCTGCGCAACTCCATTGAGTCAAAGGTGAATACGGGTTCCGGCAAAGCCTGGGTCCAGATCCAGAACGGCAAAACCCGTGAGTACGCCTACTACGTGGAGAAGGGAACGAGCAAGATGAGTGATCAGCCGTTCCTTGGGCCTGCGGCTCAGATCCACCGACGCACGGGCGAACGTGCCATGCAGCGCGCTGCCTCCCGACACCTGGGACGGTGGTAAATGGCTACGGCTCTGAGGCCCCTTCAGACTGCCATTTTCGGCAAGCTGAACGCCGTACCCTCGCTGACTGCCCGCGTGTACGACTACACCCCCGAAGCGGCCCCGTTCCCCTACGTCACGCTCGGCTCGATCATCGAATACCCGGACGACCAGCACGACGCGCAGGGACTCAATGCCCTTGTGACCGTACATGTTTGGTCCAAGGCGCCCGGCAACGGCGAAGCCTACGACCTGTTCGCGCTCGTCGACGCTGCCCTAGATCGTGTGCCGCTGGCTATTTCCGGGTTCAAGGACGTGTTTATCAAGCACGCCCAACATCAGGTACTGCCCGATCCCGACCCGGAGATACGGCACATCAACGCGCAGTACCGCGTACACATGACTAAGGAGTAACTACGTGGCTGGACTAGACGCGTTCGGCATTGCGCTGAAGCGTGGCGATGGTGTCACCCCGACCGAAGGTTTCCTAGCCATCGGTTCTGTGACCAGTGTCAGCGGTCCGGAGATCGAGCGGGAGACGTACGACGTTACGGCTCATGACTCGGTCGACGGGTGGCGAGAGTTCATCGGTGGTCTGAAGGACGCCGGTGAGGTTTCCATCGAGCTGAACTACGACCCGCGCATTCACGATGACCTCGTTGAAGACTTCGAGGACACCAAGCCCCGCAACTACCAGATGGTTTTCCCTGGCGGCATCGGTCAGTGGGACCTCAAGCTCATCATGACTGGGTTCTCCCAGGAATCGCCGGTGGACGACAAGCTGTCCGCTGAACTCACTTTCAAGGTGTCGGGTAAGCCGACCATCACCGCAGGAGCGTAACCACACATGTACCTTTCCGCTGATGACATTCTTGGTGCTGACGACCTTCAGCGCGAGGCTGTCTCTGTCCCGGAGTGGGGCGGTACGGTTCTCGTTCAGGGCATGAGCGGCACCGACCGGGACCGGTTTGAAGCCGCCATGCTGAACGCCAACATGAATGGCGTGGACAAGGACAAGGCCCTAGACCGCTACCGGGCTCGCCTCGCTGCGTACTGCCTGGTGGACGAGAACGGCAAGCGACTGTTCCGCTCTGACGCTGAGGTCAACCGCCTCGGTCTGAAGTCGGCTCAGGCTCTTACCCGCGTGGTCGACGTCGCTACGCGGCTGTCTGGTCTGAACGATGAGGATGTTGAGGAACTGACGGGAAACTGACGTCCCGTCCAGAGCGACAGTTCTATTTCCGTCTCGCTGGTCATCTGGGCATGCCTGTGGCCGAGTTGCTCGCCCGTACGTCTTCCCGGGAACTAACCGAATGGATGGCGTACGAGCGGGTGACCGGCCCCCTTGACGTACGGCTACGAGCCGAAATCAGCGCAAGCATCATTGCTGCCACGGTGCACAACGCCGGTGGCGCCAAGAAGCGTGCTAGGCCGTCTGACTTCCTGCCTACGTGGTTCAAGCGCAAGAAGACGCCCCAGGAGATTTGGCAAGACGTCATGAAGGCGAACACGGCTCTGGGCGGGAGCGTCCGGACGTACGAAAGTTCGTAGGTGACTACGGACAGAAAGGGGGTGCCGGTTGGCCACGTTGGCTTCACTGACCGTGGCTCTTGGCATCGACACTGACCAGCTACAGCGGGGCGTTCGCGCTGCTGCTCGTCGGCTGGAAACCGTCCGCATTGAGGCTGAGCGGGTGGGCCGTCGGGTTGACTCGGCGTTCCGCTCGCTGGGTGCTAGTGCTGCTCGCGCTGGTGCCTCTGTTCGTTCGGGCCTGGGCTCGGCGTTCACCTCCTTGGGGTCAGCGGCAAGCAAGGGAACCAAGCCTGCACTGATGGGAATGGCAGGCATTGCCGGTGGTGCCGTTGGCGCTGCGGGTGCGTTGGCTGCTGTCCCTCTTGCCATGGTCGGTATCGGCGTAGCTGCTGCCGCACAGAACAAGCAAGTGCAGTCAGCGTTTACGGGCCTGAAGGACCACGTCACTAAGACCATGCAGAGCCTCGCTCAGCCTCTGGTCAAGCCGCTCGCCGATGCGGCCAAGCAGCTACAGGGCATCTTCGACCAGATCGCCCCTGCCCTGGGTGACATGTTCAAGCAGGCTGCGCCGATGATTCAGCCGCTGGTGGCTGGCATTGGTGACCTGGTCAAGGGTGTCATGCCCGGACTTCAGGACATCATGAAGAGCGCTCAGCCGCTGGTCGAGGGTCTGGCCTCTGGTCTGGGCAAGCTCGGCGAAGGTGTGGGCGGTCTCTTCAGCGGACTGGCTACGGGAATTGGGCAGGCTGGTCCGCTGCTTGATTCGCTGTTTGGCGCAATTGGCAGCATCCTTCCGGTACTTGGTCAGCTACTTGGGCAGATCCTCAAGTTCGCTGGTCCGATCCTGACTAAGCTGCTCAGCGCACTAGGCCCGATCATCGCGCAGCTAGGCGCAGCCCTCATGCCGGTAATTGCCGCACTGGGCCCGGTACTTGGTGCCCTGGTCGACGCGTTCCTAGCGCTCGTTCAGGCTGTCATGCCGCTTATCCCGCCGATCATGCAACTCGTCGTGGCGCTGCTCCCTGCGCTTACGCCGATCCTGACGGCGCTGGTCCCGCTGTTCGGGGCACTGGGCGCGATCATCAACGCTCTCGTTCCGATCCTGACGCCGATCATCACCCTTGTGGGCAAGCTTGCAACGATCCTGGCGAACCAGCTTGCTGGCTTCATCACGACCGTTGTGGTTCCGGCCATTCAGGCGATTGCGGCTCTGCTGCGCGGTGACTTCAGCGGTGCTCTCGACCTAGCCAAGCAGGCTCTTTCGGGCGCTGCCAAGTTCCTGATAGGCATCTTCACCAAGCTCCCTGGTCAGATCTGGTCCGCAATCAAGCCCCTTGCGGGCAAGCTGTGGTCGGTCGCCAAGGAGGCTGGCTCGAAGCTGCTCGATGCGCTGAAGCAGAAGGGACAGGATGCCATTGCCTTTATCAAGTCCATCCCGGGCAAGATCAAGTCGGCACTTGGCAACCTGGGCGGTCTGCTCCTCGGCGCTGGTAAGTCTCTGATCTCCGGCTTCATCAACGGAATCAAGAACATGTTTGGTTCGGTCAAGTCCACCCTTGGTGGCCTT